AACTCAGGATCATTCTTAACCCATACGTTATACGATGACCTAGATACCCCAGCTGATTCACAAGAGATGGTTATGTTACCGAAGTTCTCCTTGTAAGCTATGATAAAAGCTTCTTTAGTGATGTCTTTAAACTCTGCATTCATATTATTTGGTTTTTAGCTTATTTCTTCTGTTAATTGCCTTCATATCGCTTTTGTACCTCTTTTTAGCCTCTTCACTAGCCTTAATTCTATTTTGCTTGTCTATGTTAGGAGTTATACTAGAAGGTCTATACAAGCCTCTATTGTAGTCTAATGGCAATTCAACCTTATGGTAGCTCATAGCTCCTGTGTCAGTTCCTGGTTTATACCTTTTGTCTAATTCTCTTTTTGGTGTATTCATATTAAATTTTATTATAATAGGTTATATAGAAAAATAAAAAAAATCAAATGTCAAAAATGGTTAAGTCTTTGTTTTATATCAGAATAATAAAGGGCCCAAGGCTTAGTGTACTTTTTACACACTAAAAATTAGGGTAGGGGGTCGGCTACCCTATCCCTAGTTTTTCGGCATATAAATACTATTATGTTAAATAGACTCTTTGTCACTTAGTGTACATAGTACATAAAAGCCCTCTCCCACCCTATTCGGTAGGGCAAAGCTAATGTAATTTAACTTTATTGATAGTTTACGCAAGCTTAGGCCAAAAGTAAAAACACAGCATTAATACTTATAATCAATTTAGTATATTATATCCCTATGTATTAGGTATTATATCCTATATTATATAATATATAATATAGTATACATTGATTAAGTGTACTAAGTATTATATAAGTATATGAGCTATTATATACCATTAATTTAATATTTTTTTACATTGTTGCACTTTGTATTGATTAATTGACTAATATTACAATGCCATATAAAACCAATGGCACTTATATTATGGAAAATTTAGATATGTTATTCGGCCTTCAATTAGTCTTATTTGCCACCTTTGTTTCTTTTGTGGGCAAATTATTTATTCACCTTTTAATCGATTCAAGATGCAAGTAATAACCCTAGCTGAATTGATATTAGTTAGTTTAATTAGTATCATACTTTACACATTCATTGTCACTTTTATTCAATCAATTAAAAAGAAGTAAAATGAACATAAATATTAATATAATTGAACTAGCTAGTGAATTGGCGTGTGATAAATTGCACGATAATTGGGAAAATTCTATAAAGATATACAAGGACGATTTAAGCGATTGCCTTGAATATACTGATGAAGCACAAGAAATTTTCAACGATTTATACGACCAATTTTATTCAATGATTGACAATTTAAAAAACTAACATTAAACAAAATGGAAAACACATTAACACACACAAAGACATTTAAGGAATTACGAATCATAGTTCAAGTATTGCGCGAATCAGTAAAAGAAAACTATTTGCGCGAAGACTACAAAGAATTAAGTAAAGGCAATAACTACGAAGATATTGTCACGACTGATTCACGAAGTATGAAGATTGACGGCAATTACTACTCATATTACGCTATGCGTGACGATTGCGTAATGATTGACGACGAATATTACCACTTAACAGAAGACGAAGACGAATTCACATTCGACGAAAGGGACGAATGCCATATCTTAACAAGTGACGCAATCGAAGTGCAAGATAGAAGGACGACCTTTTACACCCATTACGATAATTGCGTAGGCCGTAATGATATTTACTCTTGTGGTGACAATTATTATACAATGGCATATATTGAATATTCCGACGAATTAGTATTCGATTGCGACGGCGACTTAAATTATCGTGACGATTTATATTATTGGGAATCGGACGGCGAATACCATCACGACGAAGAAGAAGATAGCGACGACGACGACGAAAGGAGCGAAGGGCCTAATATTTCATTGATTCGCAATTATTCATATAAGCCGACGACCGAATTTATCTCAATGCCTTATGACGCGAAGGAAGTGCCTTTTTTCGGCATAGAATTAGAAGTCGAACGAATGGATAAAAGCGAAACAAGTCGCGGAGATATGGCAAAGAAAATAGAGAACAAGGCGTGGTATTTTAAGAATGACGGCAGTTTAAATAACGGCTTCGAAATAGTTACCCACCCATTAACATTCTCATATATCAAACATAGCGCAAAAGACTTTGAAAGTGCCTTGAATGAACTTTCTTGCAACGCTTATAATAGTTACAATGCGAATACTTGTGGAATGCACATACACATAAGCAAAAAAGCATTCGGCACTTGGCAGTTATATAAATTTATGAAGTTTTTTGCCGAGAATGTGCCTTTTATAGTCGCAATTAGCCAACGCAAAATGGATAAGCTCGTACAATGGGCCAATATTGAAGACAACGACGACAACGCACTAATGTACAAGGCAAAGAAAAAACAAGGTAATTCGGCGCGTTATGTTGCTATTAATCTACAAAATTATTCAACGATTGAAGTGCGCATATTTCGTGGCACATTAAATTTTAATTCTTTTATGAAGAATATCGAATTTATCCACGCGCTTTATATGTTCACAAAAGAATCTAAGATAATTACGCTTGATTCATTCAAGGAATATATTAGTAATTCGTGCGAATATTCTAACTTAAAAAAATTCATTAAACTAAAAAATTTATAAATTATGTGTATTATAGCAATTCAGCCGAAAGGCACAAAAATAAAAGAATCTACTTTGCTAAATTGTTGGAATAGCAACGGCCATGGCGCGGGAATTATGTACGCGAATAAGGGCCAAGTAATAGTTAAAAAGGAATTAACAGACTTCGCCAAGTTTATGGATCTAAAAAGAGAAGCCGACCGATATAATACTAATATCGTAATACATTTTAGAATTGCTACTAGTGGTGGTGTAAATTATGAGAATTGCCACCCATTCAAAGTGAATGAAGATATTTTCTTTTGTCATAATGGTATATTGAATATTGAAGTGCCAATTTATTCAAAGATTAACGACACGCAAATTTATAATAACACATTTTTAAAAGGGTTACCTTCTAATTTTGTGCAAAATGATTCATTAATGCAGTTAATCGAATTTTCAATAGGTAGCAACAATAAATTCGTTTTTCTAGATAGTTACGGCGACTTCTATATTATTAACGAAAATGCAGGTACATGGAATAAGGGCGCGTGGTATTCTAATAAGTCTTATATGAGCGCGTGTACATATTACGCGAAGCCGTATTCAAGTAAAACGATTAACGAATACGAAGACGACGAAGAAGAAAATGCGTTGCCTTGCGAATGTTGTGGCGAAGTGACAGAATTAGAGCAAATAGAATACGACGACTTTTACGACATTTATTTATGTCAAAATTGCCATAAATACGAAGCGTACGAATATGCCGTAAAATAATTGTGTGTTGAATGTGTGCGCGCATCTGTAATGGGTGCGCGCTTTTTTATCTAATAACTAAATAAAACAATATGAATTTTAAGATTAATAGCTACCAATTAAACGAGCATAAAAACGAGCTTGTTTTGTATGTTAATAATGCCATTTTTTGCACTATCTGTTGCAAGGACAAAGCCAATAAAATAACAGATAACGAAATTGAAGATGTTATTTCGGACATAGAATGGGAGCAAAACAAAAATAGGTCGCAAGGGTGGAATGAATATTTAGCAAAATAAGACGAAATAAGGCACGAAAAAAAATAATTGATATAAGGATACCAAAAACAAAATAAAGGGCCGTAATAAGCCTAAAAAGTACCTTAAAATTGATTCATATAAGAATATGGAATACATATATAAAATATATCAAAGTTTAAACATTAATGTTAAGCCATTAGTTGTCTATGCAACCATTGAAACAAAATTTCAAAGTGACAAAAACCTGCCAAAAACCCCTCGGCAAAAACCTGCTAAAAATCCCCTAAAAATCCCACAGCCAAAAATCCAGCAAAAATCTTTTATGATTACCTTAACAAAAAACCTGCTAAAAATCCTTAACAATAACAAAAACCCCTTAACTTCGTCAAACAAAACAAAAACCCCATCTATGTCATTTGAATTAATCACCGTCAAATATGGCTGCAAGTGTAGTCTAACTGGCAAAAACTTCTCACCAGGTGAGCAAGTCTATTTTAACTACCTATCAAAAACTTTCCTTGATCCTGTGTATTATGAGAATATGCAGTCACAAATCAATTCAAGTGGAGTTCAAAGCTATTTCCAAAGGCACCAAAAACTTAATAAAGTAACCCAAAAACCCTAATAATATGTCTAAATTCGAGTTCATTACAGAAACTAATACTATCACAGGTGGTATAAGATACTATACCGAAAAAGATGGTGAGTATGTAGATAGTTCCATTAGTGCTGACAAAGATAGTGCCTACGAAAAGTTTATTAAAGCTGCTAGTGGAGTATCTTTAAAGCCTACTAAAGAGGTAACAGAAACTATTTACTCCATAATTGAATAAGTATGCACCCTACACCAGCCCATCTAAAACAAAAAGGCCTTAAGGATTATTTTATGATAACCATAGATGGCCAAAGGCTTAAAAAAGATTACATCTATCGTGGTATGTTTATCCATTGGGATTCCAAAAAACCCCTAGATAAGTTCTACTATTGGAGAGGTGATTATTTCACATCGATTGAAGGAGCTATGCGTAGCATAGACAGACATTATAAACTATATAAAAAACTAAAAGATGCTAATTAGAGATTATCGTGCCTTGCTAAAGTATGGCGATATAAAGAAGATTTGTGAGATTACAGGGTACACACCTTATAAGATTCGCACTAGGTTGGCTAAGGCTGACGAAGAGATGATTGAGATTGTAGAAGCTTTCTATCGCAAGAAGATAGAAGAATTAAAAAACCAAATATATGATTTCACCGAATAAAATACACTACTACGCTATGCCAGGAATATTAAACTTTGAAGAACCTGATAGAGAATTACTAATTCAGTTCGTATGTAAGGAGATGAATGTAAGGTACAAAGATGCCTTGTCTAAAGATAGATCACGCATTCTAGTGCTTACTAGGAATATGTGCTACGCTATTCTTAAGACTTATGTAGGGGCCACAGTAGCCTCAATAGGCAGGTTATTTTTTCGTGACCATACAACTGTCCTACACGGATTGCGTATGCACCAACAAGACTTAAAGACTAATGACATCTATCAGGAGCAATTCGATGAAATTAGATTCTTACTTAAACTTAATTTACCAACCAAAAAACACATAAAGTATGCTAAGTCAATTCGCACTATGGGATGATTCTGAAAAGCGATTATTCATCGCTAAGATTATCCACCAAATCAATTATTCACAAGCCAATCTTGAGCTAATGGAATCAATCTTGTCTATATGGCAAAAGTATCCAACAAGAGAAGCTTATTATTATCAAGAAACACAACCAAAAAATCTAAACTATGGAACTACAAACAACTAGTCCTTCGTATGAGTTAATCAACAAGGATTCAATGCTTAAATTAAGCACAGAGTTATCTAAGCTTATAAAAGAGAAAGGCTTATCGTCTAACATTCAAGGTAAACAATTCGTTAATGTGGAAGGATGGCAGTTTGCTGGAGCTTCACTAGGATTAATGCCAATTATTACATCTACTCAAGATCTATCCAATGAAACTGCTATTAAATATATGGCGACTTGTGAGGTACGCAATATTACTACAGGTCAGCTCGTTGCTACAGGCATTGCCTTATGCTCGAATGCCGAAAAAACTAAGAGATACTTTGATGAATATGCTATTTTATCTATGGCACAGACAAGGGCGATTGGTAAGGCTTATAGGAACTTACTTGCTTGGTTAATGAAAGCTGCTGGATTTGAGGCTACACCTGCTGAAGAGATGGACTTCGCTAAGGATGAGCCCAAAAAACCTTTCGTACAAGAGGTAGAAGTAGAAGAGATGGCAGAAGTAGTAATTGATAGAGTAGAATTAATCAAGCAGATTACTGACTGCACAAAAAATAAGGAGCTAGTAGATTTATATTATGGATACAAGCAATACATAGATGGCGACCAAGCTTTATTAATGTTGCTTAAGTCTAAAAAAGAATCATTCACAAGTAAAACAAAAAAATAATGAGTACAGAAATATTTTTACCAAAGGTAGAACTGTCTACCTATGAACCAAGTAAGTTTAACAATGACTTAATCAAGACAACTATTGTAGAACACTTTAAAGAAACAGGCGATAGTGCATTAGAAACATTAGTTCGTATGGATGCCATCGCACAGTTATTCGATGGTGTTCGTAGTGAGCTAAGAGAGATAGTAGTAGATGAGTTAGCTAAGTATCCTGGTGGTAAGGCTGATGTCTTAGGTAGTGAGGTTACTAAGATTGAATCAGGAGTTAAGTACATCTATGACCAAGATTATGCTTGGACTAAACTTAACAACGAAGTAGAATCACTTAAGTATGCTCTTAAGGAAAGAGAGAAGATGCTTAGAACTATTACTTCTGCTATGGTAGATCCTGAGACTGGGGAGATGGTACACCCAGCTCCTAGAGTATCTACAACAACATTTAAAATATCCCTAAAGAAATAATATGAAAGAAACCATAGGGATGTTAAAGTTCTTTTTTATTGCAGTACCAGTTTTTATTGTTGTCTATTGCTCTGCAATGGCAGTAGTAGAACTTAAAGAACTAATAAAAAAATGATTCACCAATTAAAAAATACTATCGATGTTCACACTCCACTTGGGTACGGAAAAGCAATCGCCTGGATCGATTACGGATCAGATACAAACACAGTTTGGAAAGTCGTACTATACGACACAGGTATGGTTAGGAACTTCTACGACGATGACATTCTCGTATATCCCAACGCAATGGATGGAGGAGAAATCGATGAAGAGTTCTTCGTCAAAAGAGAGTTTAAGTATAATAACAAACAATTTATAAAAGGGCTAAAAAACCATTTCAAACCATATGAGTCAAGAGATAAAGGGGATGGAGAATAATATACCAGTAAGAATGGTGTTTATAGACAACAAGGAAGAGATTCATTTTAAATCTATAGCAGCAGCTAGTAGGAAGTCTAAAGTGACAGCACAGAGCATTAGAGAGTCATTAAACCCTATTGCTAGGAAGAAGTTTATGGTTAAGCACTTAGATAAAGAGAGAGTAGTGGCTTTTAGGATACTACCTAAATCTTAGTATATTTGTTGTAGGATGTCGCATATCCATTTAAGATTTTTAGGGTGGAGGATGAAAAGCTAATGCGACTAGCTTGGATTCCGAAGCCCTTTTTTTATGTTATGAATACAGGAATGATTATTAAAAGTAAATCAGTAGATAGATTTACTTCTATTGATAACGAGATTATCAGAAATTTTGGATTAAGCTTAGAAGAAAGAGGTTTACTTATTTTTTTACTAAGTCTTAGACACGATTGGGTTATCTATAAAACTACTTTACACGAAAGAGTAGGTTGTTCTAAAGGTACACTTGATAGAGTTTTTAAAGGGCTGCAGGAAAAAGGTTATATCATTTCAGTAAAGGTTATTAATGACTCAGGACACTTTAGTGGATGGAACCACGTAGTTTATGATATACCGACTTCGACAAACACCGATGTCGGTGAAAGTGCCCCTATAAGTAATACTAATACTTCTAAACTATATATAAAGAATACTAAGTTTATAAGGCCTACGGCTAGTGAAGTTAATGAGTATGCTAAAGAAATTGGTTTTATATCATTAGATAGTTCTTATTTTTTAGATCATTATGATTCAAACGGATGGTTAGTAGGTAAAAATCCTATGAAGGATTGGAAAGCAGCTGTAAGAACCTGGAAAAGAAACTCATCAAAGTTTAATACTGAAGTATCACAAACAACTAAAATAAAGCTTAAGTAATGAATAAATATTTAGTTTTTAATAACGATTTAACAATACAGGAACATATAATGGCAGATAAGATTGCCTTCCAAGGTAGAAGTATTGTACTATTAATTAACGATGAAATCGTAGCATTATATCCATACAAGGATATATACATAAAACTTATAAAATAATGGATGTTATAAACCTACCTAAAAACCTTGAGCTAGAAGAGAATATCTTAGGCTCAATTCTACTAGATAAAAGAGCTTTGCCTTTAGTAGTCAACTACTTAAACGAGGAAATCTTCTACGATTTAAGACACCAACTAATATTTAGAACTATTAAGCAGATGTATGATAAGAACATACAAATAGACTTAAGTACTGTGTTCCAACGACTTATAGATAATAAACATTCAGAAGAAGTAGGGGCTTTATATCTATCAAAGATTACGAATAGTGTCGTATCTACTGCACATCTAAACACGCACATAGAGGTAGTAATAGAATTATACAAGCGTAGAAAGTTAGCAACCTTGGGCAGATTAATGGAGGTATCGGCCTTTGATGGTGCTGAATCTACTGATGATACCCTAGCTACCTTTAGTAAACAACTTATGGGATTGCAAGAGTTCGGTAATATATACGAAAAGACTATAGACCAAATCATTATGCAGCTAAATGAAGGTCGTGATGCTGCTGTTAGTGGTCAGTTATTAGGCATAAACACAGGCTTTATGGAGCTTAATAACACCCTTTGCGGATGGGTAAATCCTGATTTTGTAATTATAGCTGCTAGACCAGGAATGGGTAAGACTGCCTTTATGCTTTCTAGTATCTATCACATAGCAATCCAAGGAGGCATCGCTACGGCCATTTTTAGCCTCGAAATGAGCTCCAATCAGTTAGTTGAAAGGTTAGAGTCAATCAGCTCTGAACTGCCCTTAAAACGCCTTAGAATGAATTTACTGACGGATAACGAAAAAGTTCACTTAATGCGAACTGACGACAAGATACTTACTTCCCCCATCTACATAGAGGATATGGGCGGTATTAGTGTAACCCAGCTACGAGCCAAAGCAACTATTCTTAAACAGAAGTATGGCATAAAGATTATCTTTATCGATTACCTTCAACTTATGAGTGGTACTGGCAAGTCAAACCAAAACCGAGAGCAAGAGGTATCCTACATCAGTAGGAGCTTAAAAGCACTTGCCAAAGAGTTGGAAGTACCTATTATCGCCCTATCCCAATTATCTAGAAGAGTAGAAGAACGAGCAGATAAGATGCCACAGCTATCTGACCTTAGAGAATCAGGATCAATAGAACAAGATGCTGATGCTGTGATAATGCTAATGCGACCAGGATACTACGAACAAACTGAGTCAGTAGAGATAGGTGGTAGAGAATACTCTCCTAATGATTTAGTAGTTTGTAAGGTGGAGAAGAATAGACACGGAGCTACAAAAAACCTAGCATTAAGATTTTTACCTGAAACAATGACCTTCCAAGATTATGTCCAAGGGCTATAGAAATAGAAGAAAGTTTGAGATAGAAGCTGCTAAGGCTGTAGATGGTACCTACCAAGCTATAAGAATATTTGCTAAGAGTACTAAGGTTTTAGTTATACACCAAACAGAAGCCTTAAAGAAGGGTTATTTTTTGCTAGAGTATGAGAACGATGGTAAGCCTAGTGGTATATCAGATGAAAGAGTAGAGTTCTTTGCTTTTAACTTAGACCTAAGAGATAGAATAGTATTTATACGAGCAGAGTTTTTACGAGTAAAGGCTAGAAGATATTGGAGAATAGGTGAGATAAAAGTAAAGGATAAAATAAAATATGTCAAGATGCCAACTGATGAACTTATACGCTGGTATTAATGTATATTAATAATATATTGTAATTTTGGTAATGGCATACCAATCAGCAAGTGAATTAACAAAGATGATGTTAGAGTATCTTAAGGATAATGGTAACGAAGTATGGAGGAACAATAACCTAGCTGTTAGAGGTAGAGCCTTCATAGGTAGAAAAGGAGTTCCTGACATCATTGGTTATAGTAAAAAGTATGGTCACTTTGTTTGCTGTGAGATTAAAGCGATTGGTGATAGAATGTCAGCAGATCAAATGGTATTCTTAGAAGAGTTATCAATGGCAGGAGGATTAGCGATGTTATGTCAGCAAGTAAGAGATGAAACAATACAAGTAAAAATCTATAAAGATGGCGAAAACGAAGACTGGAGATTCGAGAAAGGTGAGCTTCGGAAGTAGAAAACGAGGTTCAGCGAAAAAATCATTTAATAAACATAGCCCAAAGCCGAAGGTTTACCGAGGTCAAGGCCGTTAAAACAAAACAAAATGGAAGAATTAGAATTAGAAAACAAGGAATTGAAAGCCCCTAAAACAGTGAAGAAAAACAAAGATGTTTTCTCACAGGAAACTTTTGACTTTTTACAACAAGTCTTAATTGACTTTGCAATAGATATGAAACATAGGCCTAAGCTAAAAGAAATCTTAGCAGCTACAAAGCCTGAATCAAAGAGCAATAGTATTTAATAAATAAAACAAAAAACAATGGCAGTAACTAAAGAGAAGATTTTCCTAGGAAGGTCTTTCACAATGAAGACAGCATTTGGGGAGTTTAAGAAAGTATCTTTCGGCCCTGATGA